ATGATACAGCTTTCCCCGGCCAATGGCCTCGGAATGCGAAGGGCCGCCCTGCACGTTACAACAGTACGTGGTCACTGGGCCGCCACCCTTGCAAACTCGTTCGGTGTACTGAACCATGTGGAACAACAAACACACACACAAACCGAAGTTAGCTGCAGGCGAGGAAAATAAACTAAAAACCTCTCCATGGTTCTCAGCTAGCACTAGCAGCGCCGGAGCTCTATAGCTCGCGGCGGCGCCGCTCAAGGAGTGCTTTCTCTTCGGCAGATAGCGGCAACACAATCGTTGCCTCAGTCTCATCGTCCGTCGTAGTGTCCCCTTGGACACTGTTCCGGTGGTCAGGTGCCTTCTCGAGAGAAGTGGTGGTGCCCTTGACCGTAGGGGGAGGATCGACTGGCGCAGCCTTCTGGGTCGCGACTTGCGGAGAGAGCAGCGTGACTGGTGAGGCAAGGCGCACCTTCTTTGGTGCGCTCTCAGACTTGCGTTCTTCACGGTGCTTGATCTTGGCGAGGGTGAGATCCTCGCCCAAAGACTCGCGGTGCTGGGCGAGTTTGCGTTCGATTCTGGCTGCGACCGCCTTCTGGTCGACAGGAATGCCAGCTGACTCAAGGTACATGTCCGCAAACATGGCGGTGATGTCTGCGAACTTTTGCTCGGCATCCTGACCGAACGCAGCGCGCTTGGCCGTCTCGAAGGCCTTGTCTGCAACCGCCTTCTCGGCCTGCTCTGTGGCACGACGCCTCGCAGCCTCGACACGCTTCTTGGTGTAAGCCTCAACACCACCAGCCTTCTCAAACTCCTCGTAGAGCTTGACACGACTTAGCTTAGACTCATGAGCGAGCCCGCCCAGGCCGAACCCGAGCTCAGAGTCATCCGACTGTTCCTGGCGCATTGCACCGATGTCTGAAAGCTGGAGGGGGGCGATTGCGCCACTTGAGAGCAGGGTGCGGGGTGCGTAAGCAGGAATGCCCCAGCTGACCTGCTGATCTTGGGTCATTGCGTGCGTGATGATCTGAATGAACTTGCCGACGCCTGTCCACGATTGAGCACTCAAGGTGGCGGCGGAATCAGACCAACCACACATGATTGCGATTCGTGACGCATTGTAACGGAATGCCGAAGGGTCCACGGCAATCGTCACAGACGCCGTGTACGGGCTGGAAGTGCCACCTGCGACACACACATTGGTTTGAATGATGGCAGTCGCGAGGCCTTGTGTACACTTGCCAGTGCCGGAAACATTCCAGGAAACAGAGTTGTCGTTCATGTTCAGGGCGAGCACTGCAGGAATGCCGGTAGTGTCATCGGGATTGACAATGGCAACGGTGAAGACTCCGGTTGCCTTGCTCGTGATTGCGAAGGTCGTTGCGACATTAATTGTCACAAGCTGGGCCACACTAGCCGAGGCCAGAACCCAGCCGACATTGCCGCGCCAGGGGGGGTTGATCGCAACGCCGGCACAGGTGACGGTGTTGCCCCACGCAGTTGCTTGGGCACTGGTGAGGTCGAACCAGCTCTGGGCCTCGGACATCGTGCCAGCCATCGAGTAGTCTTCATTAGCGGTGAAGAAGGAGTTCAGGTCCTGCTCCGGGATGGGATTGTTAGTGAACGCCCACACGATGTAACTGGTTGTGCTCGTCCACCCGAAATTGCTCGAAGTAGTGTCACCAGAGGCGTAGCCAGTGTTGACATTGAGCTCCATGTCACCGAGGACAGACTCATCAATGCTCGGCATGTAAAACCTGACCGTGTACTTGAAACTCAGAGTGCCGAGGATGAGCGCAGTATCAGTAGGTGCAGGAATGGTTGTGCCAGAGACAGGCACCGACAACAACAACGTGAACACAGCCTGGGTTGTGTCGCGAATCTCGGAATCATACTGACCGAGGCGCGAGAAGCCGAGGTTGGTGTCCTTGTTCCAAACAGGTCGGACACAGGCCTTGGTCATCGGGACCTCCATGTGCTGATAGATGTGGGTGAGCTTGCAACCAGGATGGTTCCCAGCCACACGGAGAGCAGCCTCGCCCATTGAGGCCTGGTCCGTTGGGTCAGGGTCCCAGTAACCGGCAATCTCACCAGTGAGGGAAGTGCCGCCAGCACCGGTGTAGATGACCGTGCCCGTCATCATGGATTTCTGGTACAGGCGCGCGTATGTTTCAACACGCTCAGAGTGGATTGCCCCAGGTGAAACCTTGAGCGTGTACAACGTGGCACCCTGGGAGTTGCGCGACGTGTCGATCTTGACATTGGTGAGACGCTCCAGAGCGCTATACTCAATGCCGTCGTGAACCTTGCCACCCTCACGGTGCTTGACTCTGCGGACATTGCTGGTGTACGGTGAGGGAGATGACCGGAGCATTGCGACAGGTGCTGCCACCATCTGCTGACCTTTGCTCTCGGACATCATCGGTAAACCTGTTGCACCGGCACCATGCTTGAGGCCGCGCGTGGAGACCTGCTCAACGCGTGCCTCCTGGGAACGCTTGTCCATGAATGCCCTGGCCGCCGTGTAGCGACCGGAATCAGAGCCATGCCGCTGGTACACTGGGCCTCTTGGGAGTTGACTCAACCCATAGGGCAGCTGCTTGGCTGATTTAGGCCTGTACGGGCCCTCAAGCATGCGTGAAAAGCCGTCTGCTGCTCGGGCGAGTGCTACATCACCATAGCTCATCTTGGCTTGGTAGCGGTTCATTGCGCGTGAGTCATTGTCTTGCACTTGACCGGCGGCCATGCGGTACTTTGCCTTGGCGGTCGAGGACATAGAATCCCAGGCCACAGGGTGCGGAGGAATGGGGCGATCATCCTGCTTCCTCTGGGGCTTGGGTTTGGCCTTCTGCTTGGGGGCAGAGGCCGGACGCTTGGGGCTAGCCTTGACGGAGGCGCCCTTCTTGGACTTCTGTGGCTTGCTCATTGCAAACCGCCGAATATCGGTCGTTGGGCTGCCGATACCGACCTGGCTTTTTGCCGAGAACTTCACGGTTGCTGGGGGTGTTCGAAGGTAGTGCAACTTTTCGATCCACGCATCTGAGCGGTAGTGATTCATCGCGGCACGCCAACTCGCCATGTCGTACAACTGGCGGTTCTCTTGTAGCCACAAGTCAATGCATGCTTTGACGGCACGCCTCTGTATTGGGTCGTTCCACGAAACATTTCGGAGGGAACAGAGCCGAACGAGCACTTGATCAGGTGTTAGCGCATGGCCGCCTTGCACAATGCTGCCAGACACTCGATCGTCGTAGAGGACAAAGCCGACCCGTCTGCCAAAAGTGGTCTTGAAGACGGCAAGCTTGAAAGAAAGGAACCCAAGCTCGAGGAAATGGCGAGGGCCCCAGTCAGGGGACTTGAAAGTCACACCCAGCTCAGCCTTGGCGAATGCCGCAATCGCCCTGTGGTTGAAGATGGGGAAGACTTCTTCATTGATAGTGCCGGAGTTGTCGTCACCAAGAATCGCGGCCGACACATTGTCAAAGTAGTCGGCAAGACTGCGCTTTGTGAGGCGCTTCCAGCAATAGCACATGACGAACAACATGAACAGGCAGTTGTCATCCATGGTGTTTGGTTGACCGGATGGGTTGCCATGTCCGTCCAGGAAGTACACGAAACCGTCGTCCATGACGACGACCTTGTTGGCAAGGCCTGAATAGTAGTTTCGAATGCGCCTGACGTTTTCAGGTGTTGCATCATCTGGGTGCAGACTGGCGATACGGAGGTTAGCGATCCACCGCAGGATGTCACCTGTCATGCAGGCGTCGAAGTTCGACGCGTCGAGTTCATACCCACACTTGTGCTTCGACCAGTGGCGCGCCAGGTCTTGGGCGCCGCCATGGTAGGGAGAGAAACCGGTTGCTAAATGTAGCCGGAATCTCGCGTCACGGAGTTTGAGGTTGAAGTCATAGCAGAGTCTCCGGGCCATGACCACTGTCCGCGTGTCAGCGGCCAGAATGGTGCGCATCTTGCGCCCCTCATCTACTGGACTCACAACTTTCTCGACAGGAAGTGTCTCCTTCTTGCCGCGCAGTCTAAAAACCGGTTGCCAGCGACCGTCAGCGAGCTCTTGCCATGCAAC